ACTTGTATCTGTTTTCCGCAATAAATTAGCAACCATTGCAGCCGTATCAGCCAATAGCATATAAAGCCCTAAATTACCACCCGTTGCAACTGACTTCCAGTACCCATCCGTGGAACGATAAATCAATTTACCATTTCTGTCAATTACAACAACTAAAGAATCATTCACACCGTAAGCTGTTGAATCTCTAGTACCTAAAGCAATGCCGTTGCTAAACTTTGTCTTTGTGGACGTTGGCGCAAATTGAGCCGCAACCCCAACCGTAAAAAATAAACCTAAAATAAATAGTAGTTGTTTCATCATAAAAATTTAATTGTAATTTCTTCACCATCGGCAAAATTGTAACTCCTTTCTAAAGTTCCCGCCGCACTGTCAAACTTTAATTGATTGCCCGTTGGCGTTCCCGTTGTGATTATTCTACCACTCCCAATCCCACCGACTAAAACAAGTTGTACTTGTCTGCCTACTAAAGCCGCATCGCTAATAACATTGCTATCTGTTGCCGTTACCCATATTGTTGTTTCTCCAGCATTGACATTTATCAAAGCAACCAATTGCGCTATGGTTATTTTTTTAGTCCCTGGATTGCTTAAATCATAAATTGCTAACAAATCTGCAAGCACAGGAATGGCCGCAGCTAATTGGTCTATCCGTTTATCAATTGCCATAATTAAATGTTGTTGGAACTTGACAGCGATCTGACAAATAAGGTAATTTAATTTGAAAGTTTATTTTAACGCCAGCCAAATAGTCTTCACTTCTTTCATTAAAAAATTCGTAGTTAGCAGATTTTAAAACAGTCCATAAAGGAGTGAATTTATTGTACTGCATTTGCGCTAATAAATCCAATGCAACTTCTCTCATGTCACTCATTACTTCTACCTCGTTATTGCCGCCCTGAATTTGCCTATCCATCACCAGTAAAGAACAACTTAAAACATCGTCCGCGCCTGTAATTGTAGCGGTCGGAACAGGCATGAAGCACAAAGGAAATTGAACGTCAACACTTAGCATATCGTCTATATCTCCAAAAAAGAAACTACCTATTTGGGCGTGACTTAATGCTATTGTTTGTACTCTTTTGACTATTTGATTTAACGTCATTTTGCTTTTGTTGTTCTATAAATTTTTGTAACTTAATTTGGTTTTTTAAATGATACTTTTTATTACCCATTATTTTTAAATTTAGAATCACTTACTTGATATGCACCCTCTCCAAGATCGCTGCACCTATTTCCGCCGTTCATATAAAAAGTAGTCGTATATGCTTTTGTGGTTGGAATATCAACATCAATGCCATTACCCGGTGAAGTATATTCAGGGAATAAAGCATGGTTTTGTTTTAAATACCTTATCAATTTTTGTCCGTAAAATTCTGCTCTTTTTTTAAATTGATTAACTTGGTTAATAATATCTTGTGTATCTGACGTTACCGTGTTTTCGCTTGTTTTTTTAACCAATCCTTTGTTGTATAATTGAAATGTAAGTGAGCTTGTTCCCTCACTCAAAACGTAATACATTAAAGCATCTATGATGTAATCGTTTAATAAAATAGCATAGTCGCCCGTTGGCCCAGCACCCTCAATAAGTGTTTGTAATTTATCCATTAAAGCCGTTCCGAGAATAGGCAGGATATTAGCATCCTGCGCAAATTTAATATCTGAAACAATTGGCTTTTCATCTACATTACCATGTAGGCCTGTCCTGTCTTTAATCTGTTGTACTGATATTAACAATGTATTACTGCTCATATTATTTTCTTATTACTACTTGTGAAAACCAACGGTGCCTGCAATGCGCTTTAATATCGCCGCTATCATTCCACCACCCGCCACGCCTATCAAAAACACTATACCCTAAGTACCCGCTGATTTGTTCAATTTCGGAACGTGAATAAACCTTATCCAATCTCATTAGTGCTTTGCAAAATTCTCTTGAAGGGTGCGCCGATGTGTTTCTTTCGCTTGATGGGATTTCTGGTAACCACTCGTAAGAATATTTTACCAAAAACGCTGTGGTTTTAGGTTTAATATCTTCAACAATTTTCGCCAAAGGTGCTGTTAGTTTTCTTTCGATAACAACATTTTTCAAATCCCCCTTACCAATACTCGTTTCTTTTACATCAATATAATTCTTACTAATAGCAGCGTTAATAATATCGTTCACCCTTGATACTGTTAGCTTTAAAGTGTCCGCAATTATTTCAGGTGTTATTCTTTTATCTTTAGCAATTAAATCTAAAACATTGCTTTCGCTTTGCGTAACATCGGCAAACGCTTGATGCTCTTCAAAACAAGATCTTGTTGCTAAAATTTTATAATCGCTTTTGCTTTCTCCAAACTTAGCAAAAATACTTACCTCATCCTGCGCGCTCATCTGCACTTCTATATCGTCAATACCGAGCATTAATTGAATTTCATTATCATTTAAACCTAAAGCACTTTTAAGCATTACAGTTGCTGCTTCCTTAGTCAATTTCCCTTGTCCTACTTGTTTGATAATTCTAAGCAATTGTTGGTGCTGCCTACCCGTTAACGACCTTAATGCTTCATTAGTTGTTCCGAGTGTGCTTGGTGACCCTATGGGTATTGGAGATCCTATTGCATCTGTAATAATATCCGCTCCCTCTTTTGGGTTTAAAGCAGCTAGACCTCGTATTTCGTTTGGCGTCATAGATTCTAAAACCTTGTTAGCAACTAAAGGACTAAGACCGCTTATGGCCGATAATGTTCTACTGTCCTGCTCAACTGAATATTTAGTAATGTCAATTCCTGCAACCTCAAATAAATATTCTTTTGGTGCAAATTGAATAAGATCCGCAAATGTCAATTGTAACCCAATCGGGTTAACTGGAATGATTGTAAACTTTTCTTCAACACCTGAATAAAACGCCAATAAATTAACGACCTTTTCAATGAACATTTGTTTGTCATTAGCGTAGGTATTTTTGAAAATATCATACGCATCTTTTAACTCACTAGACAAACCCAACTTCCCCGCCGTAGCAATTCCAAACAATGCTGCTGAAGTAACTTCATGCCCTGCGAAAATATTTGTTTGTATTAAATTGTCAACCGCCGTAAAGTCCTCCTTTGTCATATCACTAGCCCCTAAATCGTCAATGATTGGCTTCTCGCTAATGTTGTTTACAAAGTTTAAAATAAATTTCTTACCACCTGAACCCGTGTATGTTTTTTCAAAGTTTTTAGTAACGTCCCTTTTCTCATCTTCAGTTGGTTCGCCGTTGGGTAATGTAATTAATTTACTCGGCGCAAACCCTGTTGAAGCGTTGCTCAATACGTGCTTGCTTACCTCAATATCAGCCTCGATAAAATTTAAAGCACTTATATAAGAAGGCAAAGGATAGGCCTTTATCCCTGGCCTATATTCTTTCAAGAATAGTATTTGGCTTGCTTCGCTTCCGCTAGGATTGAAAGCGTTGAATACTTTATCGCTATCCGTTACTTTACTAAATTGCGCCCAATCTTCTTTAAACCAAAATTGTGTATTGTCTTTGTTTGTTCTGATTTTTAAAAAATCAACATGGTTAATCTCTACAACCGTTCTGCCTAATTGCGACCAGATAATTTCTAAGTAAGCACCGCCGAACACCTCTATGTCTAAAGTTATTTTCTTGGCAAAGCCATAACATTTTTCAATAAAATCGCTTTCGTTTCCGCTCTCGGTTTTAAATCCATTACCATAGATGTACTTTGCTTTGTTCCTAATAATAGCCCCGTGCTTTGCTGACTTATTATAAAGATCAAGCAAGTAATTTGGATAGTCGTTTTTATCCCCAAACTCAACGTAACCAATAGCTTTACGCTCTTTATAAGATGGCTGTTTGGCTTCTGCAAAACTTAATATTAATAAACTCATGGTAAAATAAATTCAGTTGTGCCTGTTGGATTTGTGAAGATTGTAACCGCTTCACTAATAACCATTAAGCCGTTTTCTAATAAGTTCAAACCCGTTGGATTTGTTCCCGTTCCTGTTTGCTCATAAACTTGATATAAAAATTGCGTGTCTTTTAAAGTTGTGAAAGTTGAATGAGGTATTAATATTTTATTGTACCGATCTTTAAAAAGACTTATATCTGTATTATTCAGTCTTAATAATGCAGTTACTTTATTGGTGGTTCTACCGGTGAATATGAATAAATAATTAGGTGCAGCGATTAACTGTTTTTCCGTTAAGGTTAAAACTGAATATGCATCAACACCCTTAGTTAAATTAATCATATATTAATAAATATATTTTTGTTGAATATTTCCCAAAAAAAATGCCTCCCTGAAAAAGAGAGGCACTAACCAATTTAAAAATCAAACTTATGTCAACAACCCCGCTATGATGCCACTTGATACACTCGGTGCTAATTCAGCTTCCATTGCTGTGAATGTAAACGTGTAACCGTTACGATCACCACTAGCTGTTCCCGATCCTGAATTGCCTCCAGTTGAAAACAAGCTTCTAGTTTTACCTAAATACCAGTATGCACCGTTAGAATCTTTTACAACCGCTTTTAATCTGTTTTGATTAAGCAAAAGCAATTGATTTCTTATCGCCGTTTGCATTTTATTTACAACGATAGTTAATTCTTGTTGGTAAAAAATAGTACCGTTTTGGATATTGCCGTTGAAATTTTCAACAAAAAAAGCAGTTCCAATTTCTTGCTCATAAAGTCTAAACACTTTTGTTGCAGCCTTTGTAATTGCAGTAATATTTCCGCTAGCTTCAGTCACCGCAGTAACATTGCCAGCTTCGATAAAGTAAACTTCTACAACTCCACCAAGACTATCGCGGCAATCTAAAGTATATCCGCTTGTTAATGCGCATGCCATATTAATTAATTTAAAGGGGAGCTATTAACTCCCCTATTATTTATACAATGAATTTTACAACCTCTGTAGGGAATGCGATTTGAACTCCCATCTTAAAGCCTAAGCTAAATTTGATATTTCTATCGTCTTGAGAGTACCACATTTCATACTTATCTTCTTCACTTAACAAGTCTGTTCCTAAGAACATATTCGAAAGGCGCATAGAATAAAGATCGCTTGTTCCATCAAGGCCATGAAGTGCAACTATTTTCACAGTTGTACCCGGTATTGTGAACTCACCATCTCCAATGTTTTGAGAACCGTAATTAAACAAATTCGCAGTTACGTGAGCATCAACGATCATGTCGAAAATATCCCAACCCGCGAAGATTCTTACATCCTCTTTGCCTTTTAGAGCAGCAGGTAAAGCGTTTTTAATTCCTTTAATAACTGCAAGAACATTCGATACGGTGATTGTTGTAACTGTTCCTGTAACCCACGGAGTTGTGTTAGCATTTACAACACCTGAAGCCGCTGCGATAATTTTCTGAAAGCCGTCAAACTTGTTTAAGTTCATAGCTGTAGAAGTGGTATCACCCTGCCATAAAGCAGTTTCGATTTGCTCAGCGATCTTACTAGACTTGCGACCAGTATATTCTTTTGCAAATACCATTTCAGTGTACTCGCTTCCCGCAGGTAAAGCCTTTTGTAAAAAACTAGCTTCTAGGTCTTTAGGGCAAAGAACTTCTTGCACCTTTATTTTACCTACTACTAAAGTCCTTTGAGTGAATGTAGTGGTTCCGCTTGCATTAAATCCACAACCTGAATTGTCTTGGAAATTTGCATCGGTGTCCATCACATTAACTGTTGCAGAACTCTTAACTTCAACCATAACGTTGCCGCTAGATTGAATTAATTGTTGTGTTTTTGCATCGAATAAAGAACCTGTAAATAAAGCTCTTTCGTCTTGCTGAACGAATGCTGGTAAAGTACCTACTGAAAATGCCATTTTATTTTATTTTTTAAGGTTTTGAATTGTGTTTTGTAACTCTTTAAATTTGTCTGCTCTATTTTTTTGAGCTTCTGTAAATATTGTTTTCTTCGCTTCCAAAGGTTCGGCGGCTGGTAATTTTACCATGCTTTCCACAACAGATAAAAGCTGCATGAATGATTCTTTAATCTTTTTATTTTCTTCAAATAATTGTGCAATTCGTGGATCGGGTACTGAAAGTTCAACAGGTTCAACTACTTCGATTTCTTTTATCTCTGTAATCATTCCGCCTACAACTGTGATAGTTGAATCGTCTGCCATAATGTAATCGCCATCTAAAGCGGGAACGCCCGCAGCCATTACCGCACCGCCTATTTCTAATTTATCGATTGAAACAACTGTTCCATCTTTTAAATTGTAATCACTAAATTCAACTGGAGCAGGTTCAACAGGCTGAACTGGAGCAGGCTGAACTGGAGCAACTATTGGAGCTTCGTTAAATAATGCTCTAATGTTTTTTAAAATTTCTGTTGCATTCATAATCATAAATATTAAATTGTTATTGATATGGTCAAATAGAAAGCATCATTTTAATTTGCTCTAAAATTTGCTCGTCTGTTACTTTTGTTTTTAGTTCGTAATTAAACAACCCTTCCACGCTGAAGCCTTTTATCAGATTGTCTTTTGCCATCTGCCAAACTTCGTTGTTGTTGATTTTAAAAGATCCAAACCATGACCCGTCTGGAGTATCTTCATAACCCTTCATTGGCATTTTACCCAATGACCTGTCTACTATCCAACTTTCAAACATGGTAGCACCTTCAACGATCATTTTATTATCGTGCATTAAATTCACGTTAGACTGAAACCCTTTTTGGTAAAATTTGATAGCAATTTTTTCAATCGTTGCCGCGTTAAAAACTGCGTAATACTCCCCAAAATGATTGTCGTTTCTGTAGATTGGCATATCAGCTACCATCAAAGCACCGCTTATAACTCTTTTTTCCTCGTTAAAGCAAACCTTTATCGCTTCATTAAACTTTTGCCAGTCCATTTGTATCGCTGGTTTATCGACTAAAGCGATATAATTAACCTCGCTTTCTTCTTGTAAGTCGTCCGATATATCTAGTAGGTAGATAGGTATTGCCATACCATAAATATTTACTTTTTAATAGTTGGACAAATAACCCCTATTTAGTATATTTGGTAAACACAATATGAAAGCAGAAAACAGGCACTTTGATAAGGTGCATAAAAATAAAGAACACCCTGAATTAATTGCTGATAGGCATGGGGCATAACGTTTCTCGTGTTTGCATAGTTGCGTATAATTCAAACAAATGATGATATGAAAAACGAAATTGAACAACAGATTTTAGAGAAGATGAAAACTAAGGATTTTGGCGAAAGTATGTGTAATGAAACTAAACTAAAGGTT